AGACATCAATGGGCGATCTTGACGCGCGCGACTATGTTCACGCAGCTAACAATGGTGCAACAACAACAGACAACGCGGGACTTGTACCAACTCGCCAGCTGACTGAGATCATCAACGGGTTGGGCAACACAATTCGCCCAAGCATTGACGCAATCAGCCGTGGCACATTGCCTGACGCTGGAATGACATTTGAAATTCCACGCATTGACGCAATGCCAACCGTTGCAGTTACTTCAGAAACTTCCGCGTTTTCAAATACCGACCAAGAGAGCTCGTTCTTGAGCGTGCCTGTGGTCAAGTTCGCGGGGCAGCAGAAATTTTCGGTCGAGCTCCTCGAGAGAAGTTCGCCGTTGTTCTTCGACGAGCTCCTCAGAAATATGGTCGCAGCTCTTGCTAAGGCACAGAACGCATATGTCAACGGAATTCTTGTTGCAAACGCGGCAATTGACGGAACAACACTTTCAGCGCTTCCAACTGCTGCTGAATTGCTTGCTTACGTTTCACGCGGTGCTGCAAGCGTTTATTCAAACACACAAGGCTTTGCACGCAACATCATCATGGGCAGCAGCCAGTGGGCAAACACAATGGCATTGAACGACAATGGGCGACCAATTTACGTTGCGTCACAACCTATGAATGCGGGCGGTGCATTGCGTCCAGATTCACTTCGTGGAAACGTTGCGGGTCTTGACCTATACGCAGACTTCTCAGCACCAGGCGGAAGCGACGACGGTTCAATGATTATTGTGAACCCAGATTCATATACATGGTACGAATCCAGCAACTTCCAATTGCGCTCAGAATCTACGGCTGACGGTTCAATCACCGTTGGTTTGTATTCTTTTGGTGCGACTGCAATCAAACTTGCGAATGGTGCATTCCGCAACAATAAGTAAAAAATAAGCATGCGGCGGGTTCTCCCGATCTCGCCGCAGTCGATCGAAAGGAAACGGACATGCCAGCAATCGTCACCGCAAGTCAATTGCGAACAGTTCTTGGCGTGTCCGTTTCTCTTTATTCAGACGCATATCTTGACGAAATCATTAACACCAGCGAAGCCGTTATTTTGCCAATGCTGGTTGCAAACACTTCTGCGGTTAACGCTTACGAATTAAAATCAAACGTCGCGACGTATTACACCGAACGCGTACATCATTTTGTTGCTGGTCAATCAGTCGTTGTTGCGGGCTTGCCTGCACCATTTTCAGCGACCGTTACGGTAATTGACGTGACACCTTATTCATTCACCGCCGCGCGTACCAATGCCGACGTAACATTGCGAGACATAATTCCAACTGGTACGGCGACACTTTCGGGCTATTCGGCGGCTGAAATTTATGCCAACAGTGCGCCAATTGAATCCGCAATTCTTGCCGTTAGCGTTGAAGTGTTCCAGTCACGCGTTGCCGCTGGTGGACAAATCGAGGGCGTAGATTTTGCCAGCACGCCATATCGCATGGGCAGAAGTTTGACCAACAGAGTGTCCACGCTGCTTATGCCGTTTTTAGACGTTGAAACGGTCGTTCAATAAATGCCAGCGAACGCCGTTTCCGAAACACGTGCAGCCCTAGCAAACGCTTTCAGCGCGCTATCTGCCAACGTGTACCCAAGCGTTCCCGAAGCACCAATTCCACCCGCAATCGTGGTCGTACCCGATTCGCCTTACATGGAAGTTGTGTTGATCGGTAAGTCAAAGACACAGGTCAAAATCAATTTTGCAATCACCGCAATTGTTGCTTCAAATAGCAATGCAGGTTCATTAGATAACCTAGAAAAACTAATCATAGGAATTCTCGCGGCAATGCCCGCGGGATACGTTGTTGGCGTTGTTGAAAAGCCGACAGTCTTGGAAGTAGGTCAAAGTCCAATGCTGGTTGCTGACATAAACGTTTCGACGTACTACACACAAACAACATAGGGGACAAAATGCCAACGACAATCATAACTGGTCGCGATTTAGTCGTGACCATTGCAACCGTTAACTACGACGCGCAGGCGACCAGCGCAACACTTGCGAATTCACCAACCGTCGAGACTTACCAGACACTAGACGGCAAGGCGTATAAGCACATTGACGACCAGTGGACTTTCGACATTTCAATGCTTGCAGACTGGGGCGCGACTGGTTCATTGTGCGAAGCACTATGGACGGCATGCGAATCTGCACCAAACACAACTTTGGCGGTTTCAATGACTGCCGTAACGGGCGCGGTGTTCGCATTCAACGTCATGCCAGTGTTTCCTTCAGTCGGCGGGTCAGCGCCTGACGCGCAAACCGTTGACCTATCATTCATTGTGGTGGGAACACCTACTGAAACATTCAGTTAAAAACTACTAATCGGGAGACAAAATGAAGTTACCAATAACAATTGAATATAACAACGGCGACCAAATTACCTACACGGCACAACCGCCTGAATGGGTAAAATGGGAAAAACAAACGGGTCACACCATTGCCCAGGCGCAGGAAAAGATCGGAATTTCCGACCTTGTCTTTCTTGCCTATCACGCCATGAAGCGGGAAGCAGCTGGTAAGCCAGTCAAGCCAATCGAAGCATGGACGGAAACCATTTCCGAAGTGATCGTCGGTGAAGCAAACCCAAAAGTTACCCAGTCGGAAGCCTAAGTAGAATCGTTTGGGAGATAGCCCTGGCAACGGGGCTATCGCCAAATGAGTTTGAAAGTGCCGAGGACATTCTGACAATAATTGAAATTTTGGAAAGGCGCGCAAATGGCTAAGGACGCAATTTCTTATGACAAAGCCGAATTGCGTGCCATTTTGCGATCGTTCAAAGCAATGGACGAAGAAGCAACCCAACAGGCAAAAAAGCAAACTTCGGAATTGGCTGAGTACGTTCGTACAAAGATTATTGCCACGGCTAATCAATCAACCAATCGCGTTGCACCCAAAATCGCCCAGGGTTCAAAGGTTTCAAAATCGTCAAAAATTGGTGAGATTTCATTTGGTTTTGCTGCACAAAAATTAAGCGGCGGCGGTACGACCCAACAGGTTTGGGGCGGTTATGAATTCGGTTCAAATCGTTTTAAGCAATTTCCAGTGTGGTCAGGTCGTGAAGGTCGCGGTTCACGTGGTTGGTTTATTTATCCAACCCTCAGAAGCGCCCAACCTGAAATCATCAAAAAGTGGGAAGAAGCATTTTCAACGATCGTTAGGAAGTATGACTAATGGCTGGCAGTCGCACCCTTAAACTTTCGATTCTTGGCGACGTTGACAATCTTAACAAATCGTTAAAAACGGCTTCAGGTGACGTTGACACATTTGGCGACAAGGTTGGCAAGGCTGGCGTAGCGATAGGCAAGGCGTTTGCCGCAGCCGCAGCCGCAGCTGGTGCTGCTGCAATTGCAATTGGTATTGAAGGTGTAAAAGCTGCAATAGCCGACGAAAAGGCGCAAACGCAATTGGCGTTGGCGTTGGAAAATGCCACGGGTGCAACCCAGGCACAAATCAAAGCAACCGAAGATTCAATTCTTCAAATGTCATTGGCAACTGGTGTTGCTGACGACGAGCTACGCCCCGCACTTGGTCGTTTAGTTAGATCGACTGGCGACATAACAAAGGCGCAAGATTTATTAGCAACTGCCCTAGACATCAGTGCGGCGACGGGCAAGCCTGTCGAAGCGATCGCGAATTCGCTTTCCAAAGCATACGACGGGAATACTGCGGCCCTGGGTAAATTGGGCGTTGGCTTATCTACCGCCGAACTTAAAACAATGTCATTTGAACAGGTGCAAGGTCGCCTGACTGAATTGTTTGGTGGTGCAGCCGCACGAAACGCAGACACGTACGCGGGACAAATTGCACGCGTGCAGGTTGCATTCGACGAAGCAAAAGAAACCCTGGGCACGGCACTTTTGCCAATTCTTGACAAATTATTGAAGTTTATTAACCAAAACGCGTTGCCAGCAATTCAAGCATTTTCGGCGGCGTTCAGCTTGACCGAAGGCGACGGGTTTGGCAAGGTTGTCACTGACGTTGGTAACACGTTGAAAAAAACATTTACACCAATTATTGAAGGCGTGAAGTCGGTATTTGATAGCGTCAAAACTGCCGTGTTAAATAGCAAAGACGAATTCAAAGCATTTTGGGACGTAGTCAAATTCATTGCGCCATTGATCGGCAAAGCAATTGGCGATTCATTGAAGGTTGTTGGGGAAATTGCTGAATTTGTTATAACAATCATTGCAAAGGTATTGGGTGCAATTAAGCCTTTGCTGAACACTGCCATTGACGGTATCAACTTAATTATTCAGGGTTACAACAAAGTAACGCCTGGAAAAGATTTTCCACTTATTCCAAAAATTGGTGCAGCTTCAACTGCAACTGGTCCGCTTGGTAACTTTCAAATGTCAACAGGCACAACACTTGGGACGACTGGAACCACCGGTGGTGGCACGACTGGTGGTGGCACTACTGGCGGCGGAACAGTGCCTGGCGGTGGAGCTACTGGTTTGACTGGCGGTGGTGGTGGTGGTGGTGGTGGTACGGGTGCGGTTGCGACAGTTGCGAGAAAGGCAGCCGAAGCAATTACAAACATTGCAGGCGCATTTGATAACTTCACAAGTGGCACGACAACATTGGCAGGCATTGAAGCAGCTTCAAGCCGTGGTTTCCCGTTTGGCACTTCAGGCGTTAACACCAACACATTGGCGGGAATTATGGCTGCGTCAGGCACAACCATAAACGTCAACGTTAGCGGCGCAATAGACGCTGAAGGCACTGCCCGCACAATTGTGAACACGTTAAACGATAGTTTCTATCGCGGCACAGGTGGCGCTGGTGCGCTAGTTGCGGTTTAACCATGACGCAATGGAATCCTATTTGGAATGTCACAATTGACGGCATTGAATACACTGACGCGGTTTTGGCTAACTTGGTTATTCGAAGCGGTAGAACAAACATTTACGAACAAGCGCAAGCGGGTTATACCAACATTCAATTGATCGACGTGAACCAAACTGCAATTCCCGTTGAAATTAATTCAACCATTTCAATTCAAATCAAAGACACGGCTGGCACATTTGTGCCAATTTTCGGCGGCAACGTGGTGGACATTGGTTTGGAAGTGCGCGACGTAGGTTCAACGATGTTCACCCAGACGTATTCGATCACAGCATTGGGCGCATTGGCGCGCTTGCCAAAAGCCTTGACCAATGGCGTGCTTTCAAAAGAATTCGACGGAGATCAGATTTATGACATTCTTAGCGACGTTTTGTTCAATACTTGGGCGCAGGTTGCACCGTCGGTAACTTGGGGCACTTACACACCAGCGGGCACAACGTGGGCAACGGCTGAAAATAACGGTTTAGGCGAAATCGATCGTCCAGGCAATTACGAATTGGCGGCGCGTTCATCAAATAGAACTGACGTTTATTCATTGGTTTCAGCTTTGGCAACGTCAGGGCTGGGCTATTTGTACGAGGACGCACAAGGGCGCATTGGTTATGCCGATTCAACCCACCGAACCAATTACCTTGCGGCAAACGGTTACGTTGACCTTGACGCAAATCACGCCCGCGCAGCTGGGCTTCGAATTCAAACCCGCGTGGGTGACGTTCGGAATTCATTAACTATCAAATACGGCGCAACCAGCAGCAGCGAACGATCAGCTACCGACGCGACTTCAATCGCCCAATACGGCACACTTGCCCAAATCATTACCACAACACTTCACAATGCAAATGACGCAACTGACCAGGCAAATTTTTATTTGTCCCTTCGTGCCCAGCCTGAACCAATTTTCAGTGAAATTTCATTCGACCTGACCAATCCCGAAATTGACAATGCAGACCGTGACAACCTAATCAATGTTTTTATGGGCGAAGCCATTGCCTTGCAAAACTTACCGTTGAACATGGCTTCAGGTACGTTTCAGGGTTTCGTCGAAGGCTGGTCGTTTCAAGCCGCCTATAACCGTTTAAGCGTCACATTGTTATTATCCCCATTGGCTTACTCATTGCAGGCAATGCGTTGGAATGACGTGCCGATAACGGAAACGTGGGCAAGCGTGTCGCCGACTTTAGACTGGGCAAATGCCACAATAGTGGCTTAACGAAAGGAAACCCAATTGGCAAACCCAACCACGAATTATGGTTTTGTTCTCCCCACGTCGAGTGACTTGGTTAAAGACCTTCCAGCCGATTTTGACGTTGCATTGCAAGGCGTTGACACACGCCTGAAGGCACTGCAACCAGGAACAACACTTGGCGATGTTGCTTATTCGTCAGCAACCGCCAACACAAATACCCGTTTGGCAATTGGTACTTCGGGACAGGTTTTGACGGTTTCAGGTGGTGTACCAGCATGGGCGACCCCAACGCAATCTTTGACCTTGATCAGCAACACCAGTTTCACCAATCAATCGTCACAAGCATTTGATGGTGTGTTCAGTTCGAGTTATAAAGTTTATCTAGTTTATTTGAAAGGCATTTTTGGATCAGCAAATAATAATATTCGAATGCAATTAAGAACCGCTGGCCCAACAACTGTCACGGCAAACTATTTCAACGGTTCTATTGCGCAACAACCGAGTGGCACAACTTACGGTATAAGTAACAACAATATGGCATATGCCGAAGTTTCTAGCAATTTTGGTTCAAGTGTGAACAATTCGATCTCGGGACAATTTACATTTTTAGGTTGTACAGGAGTAAGCGAAATAACAAGTGTTTGTTATCAAACTGTTAGTTCATACTCTGGTATTAGTAGCAATGGTGGATTTTTTCAAAGTAATGCTGGTACGCACACAGGATTTATTCTTACGGCATCCGCTGGCAACTTAACTGGAACAGTACAAATCTTTGGAGTGAACTAATGACACTAGACAAGAAAATTGCAGAATTGAAAAAGGCTTATCCAATGCTAACAAAAGGCGTTAACGATCAAACGGTTGAATTGAATGTTGATGAATACGAAGCCACAATTGCACAATGGGCCCAAAACCTTTTGGATCAGGAAAGCAAGGAAGCCGAAGCCGAAGCAGCAAAAACTGCCGCTCAAGCCAAACTCACCGCGCTTGGTTTGACGGCCGATGATTTGAAGGCGTTGGGTCTATGACTTATCCGCAAGGCACAAATGCCAGGTTGATCGAAGTCGCCGCAGCTGAAGTTGGCACGGTAGAAGAAGGCGACAACCTGACAAAGTACGGCAAATTTACAAAGGCAGACGGGTTGCCCTGGTGCGGTTCATTTGTCAATTGGTGTGCAGCTCAAGCTGGTGTAAAGATTCATTCAGTCGTTGGCACGGCGCAAGGCGCACATAAGTTCAAAGAAATTCAGCGTTGGTCAGGTATGCCGCAATTGGGTTATTTGGCATTTATGGATTTCCCACATGACGGCGTTGATCGCATTTCACACATTGGAATTGTTGTTGGATTAATTGACACAAAAACATGCTTGACGATCGAAGGCAACACCAGCGGGACAGGCGATCAGCGCAATGGCGGCATGGTTATGGTGAAGGTTCGTTCGTACGGTGAAGGCAAAGAAATTGTCGGTTTTGGTATTCCAAAGTTTGTGCCGTACACGGGAGAATTTCCAAAGGTTGAAATGCCAAAGTTAGCAACGAAGCCAACAAAGGAGAAAAAATGGAACAAGCCAAAGCCCTAGCTGCGTCATGGGCACGTTCATTCATGGCGGCAGCACTTGCCCTATACATGGCGGGCGTGACCGACCCTAAGACCCTTGCAATGGCGGGTGTGGCAGCAGTCGCACCAGTCATTTTGCGTTGGTTGAATCCAAACGACAAAGCCTTCGGTTCTACGGGGAAGTGAACCGACGATTCGCGGCGGCAGGGTTGGTTTGGGCACTTGCACTAACCCTGTCCGCTTGCGGGTATCAGGGTTGGGTGCGATATGAATGCCAAGAATTCGACAACTGGGGGAAAGCGCATTGCCAAAAACCGCAATGTCTCCCCACTGGAACATGCACTGACGACCTACTTGGAATTGAATCGGAACAGACCCGCACGCCGTAAGTCACCCGAAGAAATCCAC